TAAAATGGCATGCTATACCGCCTGTAAAAGGGCCAGACTCACAAGGAGTAAAATATGGAATTAATAAGAAAAATAAGAAACAACGTATTAAGACTTTGGCAAAAGTTTAATAATATTTTTAATCAGATGCAGGGATTTGTTTTGTTTCTGATTCTTGTATTGTCTCTTCTGGACTAACATTAATTAAATTTTTATGATCATCTAGAATTTTAGCCATCTTGGCTTCTAATTCTTTTTCTGACATGTTATCTAAATTACCTGTCATAATAAGTTTTTGATCTACATATAATCCACCAGCTTTACCTCTAGCTACTTCTGCGTTTATGGCTGCAGACCAGGCACCTTTTTTCATTGCATCATCTCTTAACTTTGCAAGTTCACCAAGATGTCTACCTAAATCTACCTGATATTTTTCTTGAATTTCTTGCCTCAACTCTCCGATATATTTTACAACAAGAGGACTAATTCTAGGATTACGTAATTCTGATGCTGCTTGTCTTGGTCTAGTTTTATAACCAGCTTCATATGCACATTCAGATGCACTCTTTCTGCCTTCGTTATAAACCAATAACTCTGCAAACTTCATTTGTTTTTCTGTTAATTGTCTAGGTAAACCCATTCTTGACATATATCGTACTCTAGCGTACAAGTCAATTTATGAAGACTATTATATTTATATTAAGTTTATTTGGTGCATCAACAGATAAAAATATTGATGCAACTAGTATGATTGTGAACAAAGCAATCAAAGGTGTGTACGATGAAAGCAGAGACAAAACTATGGAAACTTTTGTCCAAAAACACCCCAAAAATTAACTGGACTAGGATAGAATCTTGGGCATCTTTTGGTGTACCTGATTTGCTTGGTTACCATGATTCTTGCGGATTTTTTATGGTTGAGCTTAAAGTTACAAAGTCTCACAAAGTATCGTTTTCACCTCATCAAAAACTATTCCACATGACAAGGACAAAGCGTAATTTTATCCTACTCGAAGACACCTCTTCTCGCTCCATAAAACTTTATGAGAGTAAATCGATCCACGGTCTGTTGATCGATCACAGAGAAACACCTTCCCTCACAAACAATGATTGGGACCACGTTCAACGCTTGTTGCTTGACGCTTCGTTGGACGCTTGAAGCTTGACGCTTGTAGCTTGTAGCTTTTAAAAAAAGTCTAGTTTAGAATCATTCTAAACTGGCCGCTTTGCATTCTTAACGAATCGCGCACTGTTGTCCGCGTTCAGGTTGTCAGCTTGTAGCTTGGCGCTTGACGCTTGTAGCTTTGGCCTTCCCGGGAATCGCGCTTGACGCTTGCGGATTGGGTAACCGTTCTCACGGCACCACTCATTGTGGATCGCTTCTATGTCGTAGTCGTGTTTAATGTTTGCCATATTCTATATTTGGTGTGTTACGATCCCAACATGCTCGACAGTCGCCGCAGCTGTTGCCTTGATCAGGTGCTGGACAAGTTCTTGATTTAGATCCTACCGTTGACGTCCAGGGCCAGAAGCTCACCGGTCCTTGATCAATCATATGCGAAGACATTCTAATGGTTAGGTTGTCTGGAACCTCTTCAGGTGTAATTAGTTTTAAAAATTGCGCTTCGCGTGTCGGTAACCAGTGTTTGGTCTCCGGCGTCCGCTTGCATACTTCAAAGATCTTGAGCAGGTGATCCTCCGACTGGATGTCTCCGGCGTCATGCCATCTAAAATACTTCTGTCTTTTAATTTGTGCAACCATCGCATCAACCCATCGCGGGTCGGTGATGGCCTTCAGTCTAACATATTGCGCTGCTTTAATAGCTGGGTATCTTGTGTAGTTCCCCTTCATTGCATAACATCCAGCGCATACGCTGCCAGGGACCTTCGCTAGCTTGGCGCCTGTTTTGCATTCCCAGGCTGGCAGGCTGTAACTTAAGCCCGGCATCTTTGAAGTTCTTGTCATCGATCCGGTAATTTCTTTTGCTTCTTTTATTTTCATAATTATCCTTTCTTTGTTTTGCCCGGTGTAAGTTTTGAATAGCGCGACCGGGCGACAGGCTAATATATTTTGTATACTATAATTTCCCATACTTGTCAAGCTTGTAGCTTGTGGCTTGAAGCTTGACGCTTGGAGCTCGGTTGGTTTCCCACGATCCCCTGCCCGGCGTCAAGTGGCCAAGCACAGCATACTCTTAAGTGAAGCCCGGTGACAATTGTTTACCGTTCGAACAGGGCTTAACCTGTACTTGACCCCAGATCCATTGACAGTAATACCAATTCCGGTTGCCAATGGATCAGGGCTCAAGTTTAGAACCTTTCTAAACTGGGTCGCTATTAACGACCCAGTTTGAACAGTTATTATAAAGGCTCATATTCAGGAGCCATAAAATAATATATAATCCCATTGACAAGTAATGTCAAGTAGTTTATAAAAATAATTATTAACAAACAAAGAAAGGAAAATATATGTCTAAAATACGTATGAACACCGAATACAGAAACAAATTCTATAATAGAATTAAAGATGTATTTGAGAAAGAAGAAACGCAAGAGCAACAAGCGTTTATGCAAGCAAGAGAAGATTTTGATACTATACAAAAATCTACTTTTGAATTAGCAAAGCAAGTTGTTGAAAGGTCATATCCAAAAGAAGATGTAGCCACGTTGCGTGTCTTTAAAAAGAAGTATGGCGACCCATGTGATGTAGTTGCAAAAGATAAATGCTTTTACTTTGCACATAATGAAGATGTAGATGATGAGGGCGAAAAGACAGAAACAAAATCACATTTTGATTTTGGATTGTATGGCAATCTAACTGGTAATGAGTATAGTAATGAAGATTGTGAACAATTTGCACACGCATACTTTAGAGAAGAACTAAAAGCCAAAGGTTGCAACCCAGATATCATAGCCCAACAATCTGGCAAAGATAGCAACCCACATAAAACAAAGCACGTTGATATGTGTAATAAAGCACTCGGCAAAGATAGTAGTAGTCGTTATTCTAATGATGACAATACAATCGGACTAACCAAAGACTTCAACGCACCATACTATGTTGATGTTATTGGAACTTCTTATTGTAGAAGTCGTGCCATAGCTTGTACTAAAGATGAATACAATATCTTTTTACAATGGCGAAGTGCAAAAGCTAAAGTTGTAAGCACACATCAAACTTGGATTGATAGTATTATGAAACAATGCGATCAGTTAAAGATAGGCTTGAAAGCATATCGTTATTTGAGTGAGGGCATTGAGTTAGCTAAAGAGTTAGGAATAGAATTAGATGAAGCAGAATTAGTTAGAACTAATTCTACTGGTTTAACAATCTATAATCCTAGCAATCTGGCTAATATGATTAAAGGCATGAAGAATAAAAATCAAACAAGAGAGGCAAAAATATTGGCAAGACAACAATATGAAAAAAGTCAGTTAAATTAAGACTTGACAATGTATGGGACATTATGTTATAATGTCCCATATAAACAAATAGAAAGGAAAATATGAACTACTACATTTTAAGAAAACAAAAACTTTGGGGCAAGTGGGAGTATGACACAGAGCCAAAAGCAAAAAGAGGCTACACAGATATAGGTGATGTGTCTAAAAAATTAGTTGCCCTAGAAAATTTGAACGAAGATGAGGGTGTTAAATATATAATTGTGAAAGACGCAGTATCAGAATAAAACTTGACATATATGGGACATTATGTTATAATGTCCCATAACAACAGAAAGGAAAATATGATTAAAGATAAAACATTTTACATAACTTACTTTGCTAAAAAGCATAAAGCATTTATAACTAGAAAGGCAAAGTGGACAGACGATTGCAAAGCGTGGACTAGTCAGCTTAATAAACCTTGTATGACTTACTACGACCTAGACGCAGACGCATACAGAACTGCTGTCGGAAATGTGAGAATAAAATATGAATAGTATATTATATATAGGTCTAGCGCTAATGGCGCTAGGCTTTATTGGTTTCATTGTTGCAATAATAATGCAACGACATTATGAAATTAAATTATGGGAACTAGAACAAGAGAGGAATAAATGGAAGCAATAGAACTTATGGTGGCAATAATAGGGGCAGTTGTAATACTGACATTTTACACATGAGCGAATATAAATGGTGTCATGGTCCGTCGTGCCACAAATCTAGAACACAGGACAGGGTAAGAGGTGTGAAAGGTAGCAAGGTTTTAAGAACTAGAAAGGTAAAAACAACGCAATGGAATAGAGATAATGGTTGGCAATATTTTTGTAGTCAAGGTTGTTGGAATGATTTCTTTAGAAAGTATGCGCCACAATGCGTTGCAATCGCACCGAGGCACGAGCCACTCGAAACGCCTATCGAGGACCCTAAGAAAGTTACGCACACTAGTAATTATACTTATGCAGACGGAACACAACACACGTGGACAGAAACAAAAATAAAAGAAAGAGGGGTTGACATATCGGCAGAATAGGATTATAAGGGATATAGAAAGGACATATATATGAAACCAAAATACAGAGTTCACGTTTGGGATGCAGATGCTGACAATACTGAGACAGTATTCGAGGCGCCAGCTAAACCAACGTTGGATCAACTATATAAACTAATCGGATGCAGCACAGTGGAACGTGTATCGGGTTACGATAAGGATATATCAAACAGAACTTTTGATATATGGATCGATGAAGAAGGTAAGTTTAATAATCCTAATAAAAATTTACGTGCAACAAATGCATGGTTCAGATGGATGCACAGAACAGGTCACGTAAATATCCCAGGCGATTACATATCAGGTAAAGCAGTTTGCTATAAGAAAATATAATCATACAACGAGGCGCCCTAACGGGCGCCGCGCTCCGCGCTATCAATAGAGGTACCAAGCCACTTGCAAATTTTTTTTCTTATAATAAGATTAATTTATATATAGTATATAAGGGGTCCCAATAGGTGGCATATATTGCTAAGTCTTGTATATTCATATACAGTAAATACTTGTTAGGTTACAAAATTAATCCTAAAAAATTTTGCAGAAAAATATTTCGAAATGAAAATTGATATAGATAAAATAAAAAAATTACCCCCTGATGTCCGTAAGGATTTCATGAAAACCTTTCTACAGTACCAAGAAAAGAAGAAAGAAAACAAGATACATTCTGATTTTATGTCGTTTGTAAAACATGTATGGCCTGATTTTGTTGAAGGGTCCCATCACAAGATTGTTGCTGAAAAATTTAATCAGATAGCAGAGGGCAAGATCAAAAGATTGATTATCAATATGCCACCAAGACATACAAAGTCTGAGTTCGCTAGCTACTTGCTGCCCGCTTGGATGGTGGGTAGAAACCCGAAGCTCAAGATTATTCAATCAACTAACACCACGGAACTATCTGTTAGATTCGGGCGTAAAGCAAAACAACTTTTAGATAGTCCAGAGTATCAAGGCGTATTTAAAACTAGACTAAAAGAAGATTCACAAGCTGCTGGTAAATGGGAAACACAGCAAGGCGGTGAATACTATGCAGCTGGTGTCGGCTCCGCGATTACAGGTCGTGGCGCAGATTTACTTATCATCGATGACCCGCACACTGAACAAGATGCTATGAACAAAGATGCCATGGAGAGAACTTTTGAATGGTATACATCAGGTCCTCGTCAACGTCTCCAGCCAGGTGGATCTATTATCTTGGTAATGACAAGATGGAATACAAAGGATCTGACAGGGAGATTACTTGGCGCGCAGCGAGAGGCTAAAGCTGATCAGTGGGAGATCATAGAGTTTCCAGCTATCATGCCAACAGGTAAACCTTTGTGGCCAGAGTATTGGAAGTTAGAAGAACTAGAAGCAGTGAAAGCATCTACAGGTGTACAGAAATGGAATGCACAGTATATGCAGAATCCAACTTCAGAAGAAGGAGCTATCATCAAACGTGAGTGGTGGCAGATTTGGGACAAAGAATATATCCCTGCATTGAAGCACGTTATACAATCATACGATACAGCATTTGGTAAAAAACAAACCGCAGATTACTCTGCAATCACAACGTGGGGTGTATTTTATTTAAACGATGATGCGCCTGCTAGTTTGATATTATTAGATGCCAAGAAAGGACGATACGATTTTCCAGAGTTAAAACAAGTTGCTATGGAGCAATACAAGTATTGGGATCCTGATACAGTCATTGTTGAGGCCAAAGCATCAGGTCAACCTTTAACAGATGAGTTAAGGAAGATGGGTATACCTGTTGTCAATTACACTCCATCAAAAGGAAACGATAAGCATACCAGAGTTAATTCGGTTGCACCTTTGTTTGAATCTGGTATGATATGGGCTCCTGACCAGGAATTCGCTGAAGAGGTGATTGAGGAATGCGCAGCTTTCCCATTTGGCGACCATGATGACCTTGTGGACTCGACCACACAAGCGATCATGCGGTTTAGGCAAGGTGGCTTTGTCTTACATCCAGATGATGAGAAGGACGAGGTTATAAACAAAGTTAAAAGGAATTATTATTAATGGGACTATTAGAATTATTAAAATCGTTATTTGGCAAAGGTTACCTAAACAAAATTATAGGTACAAGAACGAATGTTGCTAAACCTATTAAGATGGACAAAGATAGTCCTTTTAAAAAATATTCTGATGATGCATTTAATGATTCTAAAGTATTACAATACATTGAAAAGAAGATAAATGAATATGGGCCGTATGCTCTAAGCAATAAGAACCCACAAGAACTTGCAAACTTTGAAGCTAACGCTAAAAGGCTTT